TTGGAGAAGAATTTTATATTGAGTGTGCTCCTGGCTGCTCCACCGACCAGATTAAGGTTAATCAAAGACTTGTTTCTATTGCGCATTGTTTTGGTCTTAAAATGGTTATTGGTACTGATGCTCATTATTTAAGGAAAGAAGATAGATATGTTCATAAGGCATATCTTAATTCTAAAGACGGTGAGCGTGAGGTCGATGACTTCTATGAGTATGCTTATCTTCAGAGCAATGAAGAAATCTTTCAAAATTTAAGCCAATCTAATTTTGATTCTTTGTTTATCAATCAAATGTTTCAAAATTCTATGGAAATTTGGAGCAAAATTGAGAATTATAGTTTGCTCCATAAACAAACTATTCCTAAAGTTGAAGTTCGTGATTATCCTAAGCGTTCTTTTGGCGTGAATAATTCTGATAGAGATGAGATTGAAAATTATCCAGTTCTTAAATCTATGTTTACGTCTGATGATAAGATTGAGCGTTATTGGATTAATGAATGTTGGAACTCTTTAATTAAAAATATTGGTGCACCTTTTGACCATCTTGATTATGTGGCAAGACTAGAAGAGGAAGCCGATATTAAAAGAACTATTGGACAAAAGCTCGAAACTAATATGTTTGCTTATCCTGTAACTCTTCAGCATTATGTTGATTTGTTTTGGAATTGTGGTAGTATTGTTGGTGCGGGTCGTGGTTCAAGTTGTTCTGGTTTAAATCATTATCTTCTTGGTATTACTCAGTTGGATCCGATTAAGTATGAGCTCCCATTCTGGCGTTATCTGAATAAAGAACGTACAGAACTAGGTGATATTGACTTGGATCTCTGTCCTAGTAAGCGTCCTCTAATTCTTAAAAAGATTAAAGAAGAGCGTGGTTAGAAATTTAATGCAAATATTGATGAGCTGTCTCGCAAGAACTTAGGTTGCACTCTAATTGCAACTTTCGGTACTGAAGGTACTCGAAACACAATTCTTACTGCTTGCCGCGGTTATCGTAGCGAAGAGTTTCCTGAAGGTATTGATAGCGATACAGCTCAGTATATTTCCTCTTTGATTCCTAGTGAACGTGGTTTCCTGTGGCCGCTGAAAGATGTTATTAATGGTAATCCTGATAAAGATAGAAAGCCTAATCAGCTTTTTTTAAAGGAAGTGAATCAGTATCCAGGTCTGATGGATATTATGATTGCTATTGAGGGTCTGGTTAATAAACGCAGCTCTCATGCATCTGGTGTTATTCTTTTTGATGAAGACCCGTATGAATTTGGATGTTTTATGAAGACTCCGAAAGGAGAGGTTATCACTCAATATGACCTCCATATGTGCGAGGCCGCTGGAATGACTAAGTATGATTTTCTTGTTACCGAGGTCCAAGATAAATTGGTCGAGGCTATCCATCTTTTACAAGAGCATGGTGAAATTGAACCTGAACTCTCTTTGAAAGAAGTCTATAATAAATATTTTCATCCTGCGGTTTTGCCTATTAATGACCAGAAGTATTGGAACGTTCTGCATGATAACTCTGTTTTGAATATCTTTCAGTTTGATTCTGATGTCGGAAGTCAGGCGGCGAAAAAGATTAAACCGAACAGCATCTTTGAGATGGCAGACGCCAATGGCTTGATGAGACTAATGACCTCAGAAAAAGGCGAAGAGACACCTATGGAAAAATATATCCGTTTTAAGAATAATATTAATCTGTGGTATCGAGAAATGAATGAGTATGGTTTGACAAAAGAAGAGCAAAAGACAGTTGAACCTTATTTTAAACAATCTTATGGTGTCCCGCCAAGCCAAGAGCAGCTGATGAAAATGTTAATGGATGAGAAGATTTGCGGTTTCACGCTCGCTGAAGCTAATGCAGCCCGCAAAATTGTTGGTAAGAAACAAATGTCTAAGATTCCTGAGCTTCGAGATAAAGTTCTTAAGCAAGCAAAAAGTCCTTGTTTGGGTAAGTATATTTGGAAGTGTGGTGTCGCTCCCCAGCTAGGTTACTCTTTTTCCGTCATACACGCATTGGCTTATAGTTTCATCGGTTTTCAGACTATTTATATTGCAACTCGTTGGAATCCAATTTATTGGAACACCGCCTGTTTAATTATTAATAGTGCATCTCTTGAATCTGAAGAAGATGATGATGAAGATGCAACCGATAAGAAAGACAAAACTACTGATTATGGTAAGTTAGCTAAAGCTATTGGAGATATTCGTTCTCGTGGTATTAAAATCTCTTTAGTTGATATTAACAAATCTAGTTATAGTTTTGAACCTGATCCTGAAAATAATGAAATTTTGTTTGGCATGAAGGGTGTTAATAAGGTTGGTGGACCGATTATTGATGCAATCATTGCTGGACGTCCTTATTCTGGAATTGTAGATTTTATGAGACGCTGCCCACTTAATAAAACTGTTATGATTTCTTTAATTAAAGCAGGAGCTTTTGATAAGGTTGATGAACATTGGGCAAAAGAAATTTGTGCAGAACCGCGTTTTGCAATTATGGCTTTTTATATTCTGTCTGTATATGAAGGTAAAACTAAGTTAAATCTACAAAACTTTAGCACTCTAATGCAAAAAGGATTAGTTCCTGATGAATTAGACTTACAGAAAAGAGTTTTTGCTTTTAATAAATACCTGAAAGAAAAGAAAGTAGATAAATATTATCTTTTTGATGATAATTGCTTGGCTTTTTATAATGATTATTTCAGTGAAGAAAATCTGTCTGTAATTAATGGTTGTACCTGTATTCTTCAATCTACATGGGATAAAATTTATAAGAAAGTTATGGATGATGCCAGAAATTGGTTAAAAGATAATCAGAATGAAGTTCTTAATCAATTAAACACTATGCTTTTCATGGAAAGTTGGAATAAATATGCTTTAGGTAGCATTTCTGATTGGGAAATGGAAAGTTTGTGTTTCTATTATCATAAACATGTATTAGCTTCTGTTGATACTGTTAAATATGGCTTAAGTAATTTCTTTGAACTTCCTACTACTCCTGTTATTGAAACAACTTTCAAGAGAAATGGTAAAGATATTCCTATTTATAAAACTTACAAAATTATAGGTACTGTAATTGGAAAAAATGATACTCGTTCTTCTATTTCTTTGCTAACTCTTGATGGTGTTGTAAATGTTAAATTTACAAAAGAATATTTTGCAATGTACAATAGACAACTTTCTGAAGTCCAGCCTGATGGCAGTAAGAAAGTTGTTGAAAAGAGCTGGTTTACACGAGGAACTAAAATCATGGTAACTGGCTTTAGACGTGATGACATGTTCCAGACTAAAACTTATAAGCATACAAAAACTCATCAGTTATATCAAATTATGGCTATCCATGATGGTGATATTGAACTTGAGCATGAACGCTACTCAGTAAATTAATTTAAGTAAAAACGTCATTTATTGATAAATGACGTTTTTTATGTTATAATATAATAGTAAAAATATAAAGGAGCTTAATATATGGCAATTAAAATTCTTGCGCTTATTGGTAAAAGTGGTGCGGGTAAGGATACCATCGTTGACTGGATGGCGTCTAATCTTCCTGAATATCATTTTAATAAGATTATTCTAACTACTACTCGTCCAATGCGTAGTTATGAAAAGAATCATATTAACTATCATTTTATTTCTGACCAAGTATTTTTCTCTAAATTGGGTAATGACCAGATTGTAGGAGCATCTCAGTTCAATAACTGGAATTATGGCATTGATATCGCAACCTTGAAAAAGAATCAAATTAATATTGGTGCTTTTAACCTTGCTATGTTAGAAATTATGAAACGGGATCCTCGCTTTGAGATTCTACCCGTCTATATCTATGCTTCTCCTAAGACTCGACTGCTTCGTAGTATTACGAGAGAACAAAATCCTAGCTACGCAGAGATTTGCCGCAGATTCCTTGCTGATGAGCATGATTTCTTTGAATATGAAGACCCAAAAGATAATATGAAAAGGGATTTTGATATTCCTTATTATATTAATGATGGGGATGGAGACTTTTTTAATGTTCATAATATTCCAGCCGTAAAGAATTTTATTGCTGGTCTAAATTAATTAATTTTATAAAGTAAATAATCATATAAATTAAGAATCCTTAAAAATATTTAACTACTTAGGAGGTTTTATATGAAAATTATTAAGCGTGATGGTCGAATTGTACCATTTGAAAAAGGTAAAATCATTGATGCTGTCTGTGCTGCTTTTTAGGAAGTAGATGGAAGTATTTCTGATTATGCTATTCTAAAAGCTAATAATATTGCAGATTACGTTCTTGAAAAAGCAAAAGAACATAAACGTCAGGTTTATTCTCAATGGGAGGAAACTTCTAAAGGGGATAAATTTCCCCTCAACCGCAATGATATGTATTTTACTGTTGAGGACGTGCAAGATTTAGTTGAAAAAGGCTTAATGGCAACTAAACGGAAAGATGTTGCAAAAGCCTATATTCTATACCGAAATGAACGCAATCAAAAGCGTGGTAACTTAACTGATAAAACTGTTCTTGAATTACTTGCGGGAACCAATGAGTACTGGAAGCGAGAGAACTCAAATAAAGATGCTGATACTGTAACCGTTCAGCGCGACTATATGGCAGGTATTGTTAGTACTGATATTAGCCGCAGATTCTTACTTGATGAAGATGTTCGAGATGCACATGATGAAGGTATTATTCATATGCATGACCTTGATTACCTTGCTCAAAATGCATTGACTAATTGTTGTCTTATCAACTTGGAAGATATGCTGATGAATGGCACTGTCATTAATGGTATTCGTATCGATCCTCAGCATCGACTTTTAACTGCTACTACTGTTTCTACTCAAATCATTACCGCAGTAGCTAGTTCTCAGTATGGCGGTTGTACCATTTTTCTTACTCATCTTTCACCTTTTGTTCGTATGAGCTATAATTTTTATTTAAATGATGTTACAAATGAATTAAAAGAACTTGGCATTGAAGACGAAGAAATGGTAAAGAAATTTGCTATGAAGCGTCTGAAGAAAGAAGTTCGTGATGCTGTTCAGACATTTAATTATCAAATTAATTCTATGTCTACAACTAATGGTCAAGCACCTTTTGTTTCTGTCTGTATGTATCTAAATGAAACTGATGAATACAAAGAAGAGCTTGCTATGCTAATTGAAGAATTTCTTGAACAGCGCAAGCAAGGCATGAAAAATGAAGTCGGAGTATACATTACTCAAGCTTTCCCCAAACTTCTTTATGTGCTTGAAGAAGACAATATCTATCCTCAGTCTAAATATTATTATCTAACATGGAAGGCTGCAGAATGTACTGCCAAGAGAATGGTTCCTGATTATATTTCTGAAAAGAAAATGAAGGAACTTAAAATTAATCCTTCCACCAATCAGGGTGAAGCCTATCCTTGCATGGGATGTAGATCTTTCCTAACTCCAGACCGCACTACAAAGAACTGGGCAAGAGCACTGAACTATGATGAAACAAAAGGTAAATACTATGGTAGATTTAATGCGGGCGTTACTACTATTAATCTTCCTGATATTGCTTTTTCTTCTGAAGGTAATTTTGATACCTTCTGGAAGCTCTTTGAAGAAAGAACTGAACTATGTCATAGAGGACTAAAAACTCGTATTAAGCGACTTGAAGGCATCACTTCTGATGTAGCTCCTATCTTGTGGCAGAATGGCGCGTTTGCACGTCTTGACCGCCATGAATCTATTACTGAATTACTTCATCATGGTTATGCTACAATCAGTCTTGGCTACGCAGGCTTATATGAATGTGTAAAGTATATGACTGGACATTCTCATACCGATGGCGGTGAAGGCGAAAAATTCGGACTCCAAATTATGCAGGCTCTCAATGATAAGTGCGCGCAGTGGAAAGCCGCGGAAGATATTGATTATAGTCTATATGGTTCGCCTATTGAATCTACTACTTACAAATTCGCAAAATGTTTAAAAAAGCGTTTTGGTGATGATATTTTTGTAAAACTAGATGGCAAAGATAGAAACTATATTACTAATAGTTATCATGTGCCTGTGTTTGAAAAGATTGATGCTTTTTCTAAGTTAGCTATTGAGTCAAAATTCCAGAAACTAAGTCCTGGCGGAGCTATTAGCTATATTGAAACTCCTAATCTTCAAAATAATATTGAAGCTGTATATGAAGTTATCAAATTCATTTATAATAATATCATGTACGCAGAATTAAATACCAAATCTGATTATTGTCAGAATTGTGGTTATGATGGAGAAATGCAATTAACTTCAGATATGGAATGGTATTGTCCTCAGTGTGGATGTAAAGACCATACTAAGTTAAATATTGCGAGACGCACCTGCGGATACATTGGGACGAATCAATGGAATTTTGGTCGCACTCAAGAAATTGCAGATCGCACTATCCATCTCGATTAAGTCCTTTTTGGACAAAGTCTTGAAATATTCCTTATATAAAAATAAATATATTATAGAGAAATAAAATAAAGGAGTTTTTATATATGGGATTTATTTATAAAATAACTAATAAAATTAACAATAAAATATATATCGGTCTAACAAGAAAAACACCTCAGGAAAGATGGAAAATGCATATAAATGCTGCTTATAATATTCATTCTAAAGATTATAATGCTTTATTTAAAAAAGCTATTAGAAAATATGGTGTTGAAAATTTTATTGTAGAGACAATAGAAGAATGTTCAACATTAGAAGAGTTAAAAGAACGGGAGATATATTGGATTAAATATTATAATTCTTATGCTTTTGATTCTAATGGATGGGGATATAATTCTACTCGAGGTGGAGACTGTGCAACTTATGAAAAAGCAGTTTATCAAATAGATATTTTAACTGGAAAAATAATTAATGAATTTTCTTCTATCGTTGAAGCAGAATAGATGACAGGAGCAGGCGATATTAATTTAGTTTTAAAGAACAAATATGGAGAGTAGCCTTTTGGTTCGGGAACTACATGGATTTATAAAAATGAATATAATAATTATCATCCAGAAGAACATTACGAATAGTATGGAGTTATTTGTTAGTTAGATTTATTAGGAAATTTTATCCAATATTGGTTAGGTCCAACTTAGGCTTCAAAAAAATTAAATATTACTCAAGGTAATATATCTTCATGTTTAACTAAAAATAGACAAAAAGCAGGAAATTTTTAGTGGTGTTATTATAAAGATTTAAATAATTATCTTAATAAACCATATATTAATACAAATACTTATAATAAAAAAGCAGTAAATCAATATGATTTATGTAACAACTTTTTAAAAACTTGGGAATCTGCTTCAGAAGCAGCTCGCATTTTAAATATTTAGAGTAGTAAAATCACTGCTGTGTGTCGAGGAAACCGCAAAACAACAGGAGGATATAAATGGAAATATGCAGATGAGTAAGGAATATAGAAATGAATGAATTGTTATATCATTATGCCACTATCAAAAAAAATGATATTGTAGATGGGGAAGGAATTTGCGTAAGTTTTTGGACACAAGGATGTCCTCATCACTGTCTTGGATGCCATAATCCTGAGACTTGGTTTTTAAAAAAAGAAAAACCCGCCACAATAGATGAAATAACTAATGAAATAATTGCGGCTATTGGAGCTAATGGAATTCATAGAAATTTTTCTATCTTAGGCGGAGAACCTATGGCTCCTCAAAACAGTGCTTTAACTATGGAAGTTATCCGAAAAGTTCGTTTAGAATATCCTAATATTAAAATCTTTCTTTGGTCTGGATATACCTTAGAAGAACTTAAATCTATTAAAAGCATTTATATAGGTTCTATTCTTCGTGATATAGATGTTCTTATTGATGGGCGATTTGAGCAGGATAAACGAGATTTAACTCTTTATCTTCGTGGCTCATCAAATCAAAGAATCCTTTATAAAGGAATAGATTTTTAAAATAAAATATGTTATACTTTTATATAAGGAGTGTGAAAAAATGGATGCAAAATTAACTATGTATGAAGCTAATAAGAACCTATACGCTCAACTTCCGCCTTTGACTAAAGAGCAGATCCAGAGAGGAATTAATGAGGTTTTAGCTCCTTACATTAATGCAGGCAAGGATTACTTTATGTTGCTTTGCCGCGAATACAACTATTATACTTTATATCATCTTTCTCATAGATTGCTTCATGCAAATATTGGTCTAAAAACCGCAGAAGATATTGTTAATTTGGTTAAGGCTGATTTGGGCTGCATCTATGATATTGCTAAAAATGAAGATGATGTAGTTGAAATTTGGGTTAAGAATTATGACGACCATGTAATGCACGCATATTTCTTCTTCCCTTATGACAGAGGAGTGATTGAGATTTAATGCGTAAGATTGTGTGTATGATTGCTCCTTTTGATGCAAAACAAAAGCTAGATATTGTAGAAGACCATGAAATTGTAGATACTTTTTCATTAGATACTTTGACTTTTCTGACTACATTACCTGAAAAAGCAAAAGAATATTCAATTACTGATATAGCTTTTGCTGGACCTCAAGTCTATCTGCAAGGTCTAATTAAAAAACTTCAAGAGCATGAATTAAAAACTTATTCTAACAATACTATTAATTATACTATTTTGTGAGGATTATATGAAATTTCTTATTAGTACAACTGAAGTCCATCGCGTAGATACTGAAAATGAAGCAATGATGCTTATTGAAGATGCTAAGAAAGATGGCAATTTTATTCTAACTAAGTATTCTACTGAGCATAAAGAAAAAAAGCAAAAAGGCGAAATTATTGAAGAATATTATAAGGTTACTTTGACCAAGAGCTTCACTGATATTAAAGAGCCTTCTGTTCAGACTACTGTTACTTATGATGCGGAGGATGTCTAATGGAACTTGGAATTAAAGCATTGAATGATTATGCGGTTTTGCCTACTAGAGGAACCGCAGATTCTGCAGGCATGGATTTATATGCAGCTATCCAAGATACTGTTACTATTGCTCCACATGAAACTAAAATGATTCCAACTGGATTAGCAATGGAAATTCCTAATGGATGTTTTGGAGCGATTTATCCACGATCTGGTCTTTCTACTAAACGCGGCTTACGTCTTGCTAATTGCGTTGCAGTCATTGATTCTGACTATCGTGGAGAAGTCGGGATTCCACTTCATAATGATTCTAATGAATATCAGGATATTTATCCTAAAGACCGTATTGCTCAGCTGGTAATTCAACCTTATCTGAATGTTATTCCTACTTTTATTACTTCTTTTGATAAAGAAGATACTGAACGTGGAACTGGCGGTTTTGGTCATACTGGAACTTAATAAATAATATGTAAGAGAGTAGTTATAAAACTACTCTCTTATTTTTTTTTGACAAAATACTTTTTTTATGATATACTAGAATAAGAGGTGAAATAATGAGAATTTTAGCATTGGATTTATCCACTAAAAGTAGTGGTTGGAGTCTCTTTAACGATAAGGGATTAGAAGCGCATGGCTGTATCACAGCTTCTTCCATAGATGTCATTTCCCGCATTTATAAGATTACTGAAGAAGTTAAAAATATCTTTTTAAAATATACAGATATTTCTACTGTTGTGTTGGAAGAAGTTAGACCTGAAAATGGTTAGACTGGACCTGGTAATATTCATACGCATAAAGTATTAATGTGGCTTCAAGCAAGTATTATCTTTATGTTACATGATAATAGCAAAAATACTAAAATTGAATATTTATATCCCAGTTCTTGGCGATAGACTTGTGGAATTAAAACTGGCAGAGGAACCTATCGTGAATCTCTTAAACAAGCAGATATTGATTTTGTGAAAGATACTTATGGTATTGTTGTCAATGATGATGAAGCAGATGCCATAGGTATTGGATATGCTTACTGGTCTAAATAGAATAATGAAATTAATTGGGAGTAACAAAAAAAAATGGGATTCTTATAATTAAATAAGAATCCCATTATTATTAAGATTTAGTTGACTGAGTATGTAAATCAGTTCCAGTCTCTTTTGTCATAGAACAATAGTAAATAGATTCAGACAAATCCTTAATCATATCGATAACTTCCCCAAGTTCATGTGTATTAAGATGTCTTAAATTAGTTGCTTCATTTGCTTCTATTTCTTTATAAACTAAATCTTCTAAATCACATTTAATATGTTTTAATTTTTCCATGATTTATCTCCTTATGCTACCCGTTCAACTATTAAATTTGCATTTTGAACTTGAATTGCGGCTGTTCCTATGTTTCTTACAGCTACCTAAGAACAGCATCCTGCAGGAACATCAATATAAATCATATCAGAAACATTGTTAAAAGCAGAAACCGCAGTAGGAGTGGCTATCATAGTTGTTGTTGCTATTGACTCTCCATTTAAGGTAAAAGCTAATGATACTGGACCTGCTGTCCCATCAGCCGGAACCGCAATGTTACCAGAAAAATAAGCTTTAAAACGAGCTCTACATTGAGAAGTTAGTCCCCTCAATGTAACTAAACCGCTGCCCTATCTATGCAAAATGGAACAGTTATTTCCAGTTACAGCGGTTTCAGTATAAAGAACATCTTGATTAGACAAAACAGTCTAAACAGCATTTGCTGTAATTTCCATTATTTACCTCCTATTAATATCCTGCGCAACAATTTGGTGTATTACCAATAAAAGGTGCGTAACCCGCAGTATAAGTAGTTGCCTGCGGATATCTTACGACACCGCAAAGAGCAGCTTGCAACTGTAAGCTATTAATTTGATTCTGCATATCAGCGATTCTATTACCAGCAATAGCATCAAGAATCTTTTGAGTATTCTGGCAATCATTATGCATAATATTTTGAGTATTTAACAAGCTATCATATTTTACTCCATCAATAGCCTGTGCCATATTGCAGAAACCTTTACCTAGCTCATAACCATTTGCTTGAACCATAGATTCTACATCACGAATACTGTTATTATTTGCATAACCCATATCTTTTACGGCACCAGTGGTGTCATAAACACCCTGACGAATTGCTTCAATAATTTCATTATTCTGGCGCTCTAATGCGGCAAAGTTGAATTGATTCTGCACTTCGCCAGCAGTTGCCGGTGTTCCAGCTGGATTCATGGGCGGCATATTCCCTCGATTAAAACCATTGCCGCCCCAACCCATAAAACAGAATAGGAACAAGATAATAATCCACCAGGCACCTCCATTACCGTTGAAGCCATTTTCTCCGGTGACTGCCGCGATATCACTTAAACTATAACCATCATTGTTAAACATAAAGTACCTCCATATATTATATGTTTATTTTTTAGAGTTTATAATCCCATTATTTGTTTAAAATTATTAAACTCTTTATCAAAGTCATAGCCTTGCTCAGTCATAATATTACGAGCAACTTTTTCTATTTCTTGCCCATTATTATCCTTAGCAAGAGCTAAAAGATTAGCAAACAAGGGATTCTAGCCCATACTTTCTTGAACCATATTATAAACAAATTGAGAAGGATTAGGATTTTTCTTGATAAAGCTCAAGAGCTACATTGGATTATTAATATTTGCTTGCATTGTTACTGTCCTTTCTTGCGGGTTCTGCCTTTTTCACTTCAGTCTAGACCTAAGATTTTGAAGCTAAAACCGCATCTAACTTATTTTCTAACAAATTAATCTTCTCTATAATAGTGCTCATATCGGTATTTAAAGAGTTTTCTTCTTTCTACTATTGTGAAAAGCAAGGTTTAAATGTTGTAATGCTTGTGGTGCCGTTCTAATTCCACGATTTAATATATACTTCACTTAAGTCTGCTTTAGGAAAAATTCCATATCCACCGATAGGAACTTCAGTTACTCTAGCCATATCTTCGCTATCTACTAATTTACCATTTAATCCATTTGCCGATGGATTATTCATTACCTGTTGAGGTTGCTAATTGAGATAGTATTGAGATGGTGGTATCTAAATATTTCCATTATAAGAAGGATAAAAACTTGGATTATAATAATTCATAAAATTTTAATTAAAACTCCTTTCTTTTGTCCCTTGCATAAGTATATAAATTTTAATTAAAATTTCTAAAAAGTCTCTGTCCAAGTTTCAATTAAAATTTGAAAATTTAACAGGAAGTGCCTGATTATTTTTAAAATGAAAACTTCTTCACAAAAACAAAAAATTGGGGTTTATGATAGATTTTAGTTCCATCATAAACCCCAATTTATTTATTCGCAGATACAATCAATGATTGTAAATTCATCTTCATCTTGTTCTGCAATACAAGTGTTAATATTAACACCTTTTTGAGTTTCATAGATTCCAGTAGATCCAACCGCAAAAGACTTACCATTAATGCTAAAAGAATGATTTTCTTTAGACTAAATACCTAATTTAGTGATAGCATTAAAGTTACTAGCATCCGCACTTAATAATGAACAAATATCAGTTCCTTTAGCTATTGGACCCACTATCTGTTTATAATAATTATTCATAATTAATCCTCAATAATAAAGCAGATACCACCCACAGCTAATCGCTCTTTTTTCAACTCATAATCTGTATCTGTCTCTCTTGCTGCGCACATATAAATAGTAGTCTTATCAAAAGAGCCTAGATACTTCCATTTATTTGCATCATAATCAAAACCATAGAAAGTGTGTACTGTATCATCATCTTGAGAAATAGTTAATACTTTTCCTTGATTACTACCAGTTAACCCAGTTGGATAAGCAGTATTTAGATAAGTAATACAAGCAGAAACCGTAGCATTCTTTAGGCTAACAATAGTAGCATCACTAAGAATAGGTCCGACAAGCAATCCATCATAATCTTTAATTGCTCCATAATCAACCCATCCTGTAACGCCATCATAAGTTACAGTACCACGTTTAGATGGATTAGTAAATAAAATCAATAAATGATAATTAGCAGGATTCACTTCCATGCGCATAATTGAGTTAAGCGGTTGACCAATAGTTTCAATAGTACCATTGTTATAAGTTACCTTAATAACTTGAGCGCCAGGATTAGCTTCACTATCTTTTGAATCAAACTCGATTCTTATAGGCCAGACTAAATTCTTAGTGAAAGCTGGTGTACCATTATTATAATTAATAGTTAAAACACCTTTATCAGTTAAAGTAATATTTGTAATCCACTAAATCTTTTTATCAAAAACTTCTTTAGTTCCATCATTATAATTAATGGTTAATGTACCATTGGTTGCTAATTCAGTGGTAGTAATCCACTTAATTTTGTTCTCTAATGTTTCAGAGTCACCAGTAGTATAGGTAAAAGTAATAGTGCCATTATCCGCAAGCGAAATTCCATTAATCCATTTTAATGTAGTTTCGTAATTAGAACCATCATTATAATCAATATGAAATATGCCAGTAGTGCTATTTAATGTCGTAGAAGTAATCCATTTAATTAATTTATTCTTTACAACGTCTGCCTAGTCAGTATACTTAAAAGTTAAGGTGCCATCTGCGGCTAGCAAAATATCTTTAACCCAAGTAAGTGATGCATCATATTTAGTAGAATCATTAAATGCAATATTAAAAACTCCAGTAGTCTTATCCAAACTAACTGAATTAATCCACTTAATTAGATTCTTTTTAACTACATCCACTTGATTAGAATACTAAAAAGTAACAGTACCATCATTAGCTAATAAGATATTCTTCACCCAAGTTAAAGATGTGGTATAATTAGTGCCATCATTAAACTTTGTAATAAAAGTGCCATCTGCCGCAAGAGAAACTGATGTAACCCATTTAATTTTTTTTGCATAAGTAACAGTATTATCATGGGTATAATTAATAGTAAAAGTACCATCATCTGCAAGATTAATAGTATCAATCATATTGAAATCGCCAAGATATAGAGTTTTTGGTTCACCATTTTCTTTTGCATCATAGCAATAGTAATCATAAACTAAAACCTTGCGATGATTATTAATATCATCAGTTTTGCCTTCATAATCTTGAATTACATCGCTAGCTTCAATAACTCTAAAATTCTTTAGAGCGTCACCTTTAATACCCTTAGGAATTCGCACAAACCAGTGTGAATAGAACGGATGTTCTTGGTCATCATCACGCTCAACTAAACTTACATTCTTAAAATCTGCGGTTTCCTTATCTCTATTGTAGTATGCAGATACGCTCTATGCATCCATTTCAAGAACATGATATGGAATTCTGATGCCAACCCATGCTGTTGTATCTGTACCATACTAATCACGAATAGTAATATAGCTCCAAGAAATATCATCATTAAATTCAGAATCAGTTTTGCCTGGAATTAAACTTTTATTAGAAACATTCCAAGCTCCAGTTGCTTGTCTTACTTCATCCGAATCTTTAAAAGTAATATCTTTAATATTTTCAAGAGTGGTAAGTTCAAACATGGGTGACTTGCCGGAAGGTCCAACAATAGTGCCAACATAAATAGCGCCGCCCATACTATTATTATAATCATATCCGCGGCGATATAGTGCACCATTATTACTGTTGTTTTTATCATCAGTATTGATAATAACATGCTCGCCATATTGAACTGCTGTTAACGCGGGACCTTTAGCGAAATCCGCAATCATAGCATTAACACTATTATAAGATTTTGCAATTACGAAAGGGGTTCCTGCCTTTCCGCCATAGAAACTTTCTGACATTTTAATCCTCCTTCTTAATACTCAAAATCTAAAATAAAATTATCATAACCATCTACATTTAATACGTTATCTTTTAATGCAAAACCTAGATAAGTTATTTTAATATTAACATCATTTAATTCATAAATGCCAGTTTTACCAATTTTAATTTGTTCTCCATTAATACTCATCATTAAACCTGTTGGTCCTTGGACTCCAATACGAGTAAGTTCAGTTAAGCCATAAGTTGAAGCAAGAGTATCAATAATATTAGTCATTAAATAGATATTATTCTCATTGACTGTAATATCCATTATTCTACCATATTGAGAATTTTCAATTACATTATAATCTTCTGTTGTTCTTGCAAGTACAAAAACAATTAAATTATATGTTGCATTTGGAGTAAACACAATATCAAAAGTAGTAGAACCAGTACCTGCGGGAACTGTATAGTCTTCAATAGTCTAAGAGTCGTTAGAGTTCTGTAACTACAAAGAAAAATTCTATACAGAGTTCATTTGTTTAACAGTAAACCGCAAATAATAAGAATGTTTATTATCTAATACAGAACCGCTAGTTAAAGAGATTGCTGTATCTAAGAAAGTGACATTAGTATTATTATTTGTTACTGTTGTAATATTATACTTCAATAGAGTACGATAATTAGCAATGCTTAGCTAAGCACGTCTAAATTGTCCAATCTGAAACAATTTATTCACCTCCTATATAACAAAAATGTAATCCTCTAGTAGTCTTTTGTGTTCCTCTACAACATCTTCCTATTAAACTACTAGAACTTCCTATTTTATTTGCAGCTTCAATACAAGAGGAGAAAATTTCTTCTGTTTCAATACATTTAACCTTTCTTGTATTACCTACACCTCTGGCTAAAGGAGGAACTGTTATAGTATAGTCTTTATTTTCATCATAATCTTCCCAGTGAAAACCGCCTGCTGACTATCGTTCTCTTTTACAAACTTTTCTAATACAAGATTCATCAATTTTTAATTCTTGACTAGCTATTCTTGCAGATGGATATATTTTTTTAGTTTCTAAACAAATAATTTTTTTATTTAATTTATTATTTTTCCCAGCTATTGAACCTTTATTATTCCCGCCTAAAGAAAGATTATATCCAAAATTATTATCAGTACTATTATATTGTTTAATATAATATTCTTCCCAATAGTTAGCTTCTTCTAAAGAAAGACTATCTTTTAATATAATATGTTCAAAATTATCCCAACCATATTTTTGAATAGCATTATAAAAATAAGTACAACCTTTATAACAAGTTCCTTTTCTACTCCATCTTTCTTTTATATTAGAACTTTGTCCTATGTAAACTTTACCATTTATTTTATTAGTATGTTTATACACACAATAGCTCATCATTTTATCTCCTTTTTATTAGAATCTCTCTAATGCCTTTGTTGCTTGAATATTCATTGTACCAGAAATATCAAGAGGTAAAGTAATAGTTTTAATTACATAATCACCATAAATCTTGCTTGAATCATCTCTTACTGTAATTCTAGTATTAGGTTCAAGATAATATACAGGAATTGCAGACATAGAAATACTTTCATTATAATTAGTGTACTAATACAATAGTTCTCTAACCTGTGAATATGCGGGATACGACTGTCCACCACCACTAAGCTAAGCATAAATTGTACTAGAAACCTAAATAAAATCCTGCCCTGCGGCTTGACATTCTTGCACTCTTTCTGCTGTATCTTCTTGCCCTTTTTCAATTAAAACTAAATTAGGAATTTCAGATGCAAAAATACAATTAATATCGTTGTTAGAAATAACTTTACTTCTTTTACCAATATTTCCAATGCTCAATTCACTAATTGCCGCAGTTGAATCAATAAAGTCTAAAAAATAATTAATACTTGTTGGATCATCTAGTACAGATTCTTTAAATTTTTGCTTCTCTAAATCATATAATCTAGGCCATTCATTCTAAAGCTCACTATAATAATCATTAGAATCTAGTCCCAAGTTGCTAGCATTGGTTCCCGCAAGATATAATTCAGTACGCCAATCTTTAGTTACTATTGTTTTAATTTTACCTTTTGTCTATTCTACATAACCATTAATCCAAGTGTAAACTTTCTAAGTAGCCTTATCTAAATAGTATAATCCATAAGTCCCTTTTGAAGGGAAATCATTTAAACTATCATACTCAATTAACTTTTTAGCTTTTGTTACATCATCATCTTCATATAGATACACTATATAAGTATTACCAACTTGAGGCTTTTTATCTATTGCTAAATGATACCGAATGGGAATCTTAGCATTATCAGAAGTAGTTCTAATCCCCCAAATAATATAATCATTTTTAATCATGCTATATTGAGGATTCATAGTAAAAGATGTGTTTAACTTACTTTCATCAAAAGTATAAACAGACTTACCATTAGAAAAATCTGTCAAGTAATCTGAGTTAGATAGATTCTAAATATCTATTGTTGCTTTTGAAGTATTTAAATAATTCTTTATTTCCTAAAAAATAAAGTTTCCATCTATATCATAAAAATATTCATAATTACCTAAATAGCTTTTAACCTTGTCTAAAATAGTGCATACTGAATCACCAGCATTACCAATTAAATCATCAGCATAAACAAAATCCGTATAGATATAGCCTACATCTTGCTAAGTTTCATAAGTCTTAAATGCGGTTCCCCATTGCTATTTTGCAGTCTCTAAATTGGTAGTGACATCATACTAGACTTCATCATCAGTAGCAATAGTACCCATATACAATGGAGTAGAACCTTTCCACTTCATTACCTTTTTAATACGAGTATCTACATCGCTAATAATAATCTTACCAAGCTGCTCTTTACCCCAGTGATTCACTAGCTCTTGAATTAAACTGTAAACCTTGGTTCTTTCAATAATAGTATTGCCTTTATCATCTTCATAAGAAGTTTCATGGAAAGTAATTGACGCAGGTAAGGTACCGCCGCAGTCTCCATTTAACAAGCACATTTTATCTTTAAGCTAAAGTGAAATATTGATACCAGTATTGTTATGTACAATAGATGGAGTAATAATAACATAAACACCTAAAGGGAACCAGATAATAGGATATTGCTAATAGTCAGATGTCATATTAGTAAATCCTATTTCTAGTTTAATTTTTTTATTGATAGAAAGAAGATTATTTACGCTTCTTACATCATTATTAACATCATCTGCTACCATACTTAAATTTGCGGTGCGTCGAACCGCAGAAGAACCATTAAGATTAATGCTTCCTGATGTTACTTTTCCTTGAATCTCTGCGATAGGATTCTCTAAAAAATCAAGAACAATAATTTTAACAAACTATTCTTTTAATGGCATTTCGTCAATCTTCTTTAAGAAAGCAGAATTTTTTAGATATTCATATATCATAAATATTCTCCTTTCAAAACTTCACAATGATAATCAATTAACGCTTCAACAGGTACATCTAAAATATTATCTGCGGGAAAATCTAGCCATTGACCGCGATAATAAATCATTCTTTGAGAATCAATAGTATAAACACCTCTATCGATAGGACTCAGTACTTCTTCAATACTTGTTGCGGTTGTTTGGGTATCGTAATATTGGTCTAGTCTCATTTTATTTAAGTTCTCACCCAAAAATGGTAATAGGTGAATTCCACAAATATGCATTTTAGAAATTGCCGTATCCGCATCATATAGAGTCAGAATACCTGTGTCACCAATTTCATGCTTATACTCTTGAGAGTCAAAAGCATCCTAAATATAGAGAACTGTATGCGGGTCAGCTTCGATTGAGATGCCATTAACCGCAACTAATTTTTGATAAAAGCTCTTTTGATTCTATAAATATTTAGTATAAATCTTCTAAATAATATCTTGAGTAGAATTGTAAATGCCTTGCAGTTGTCCTACTCTATTAGTATATTCAATTCTCACAGCTTCTTGATTACCTTCTTTTGCGGTTTCAGTATAGTTATACACATAATCTAAAGTAACTTTGCAGTCACATAGAACTGAGAATGAAGTAATATTAGTATTACTCAATTCATAATAGCCCTTCTAATTAACAATAATAGAATTACCATTTAGAGAAATTAAATATCCAGACATACTATTTGTTGGATTAAAGCTATTTCTTACTACCTCAGGACCCGCAATGCCTTCAGTTAATAATACAGGGTCAGATTCAAAGCTAATTTTAATATTACTTAAATAATTAAGTTTTTCATCAAAACCAGTATTAGCTTTTTTATTCAGTTTATTCTAAATTAATTGAATAATATCAGCTCCAGCTTTAACTGAAGTCTGAATCTATCCAAGTCCAAAGAAAACTGATGAAATAGTATGACTCTCTTGTCCTTGAGATACTACTTTATAAGTAAACAAATTATCAAGAGTAACAGTATCTATCTCATAAGCATTTGCGGAAAATGTATATAACATTCGTCCTAATTCTTCTTTTGGCGAAAGAGAAATATTCATTAATTTAACTAGAATATTTCCTTCAGTTGGAGACCGAAATAGCTTTACAGTGTTATCATTTAAGAAGGATAATACCTTATTTCTAAATGCTGTTTCTAAAATATAGTCATATTGCTCATTAATATCATTATTGCTATTATAATCGGCATAGTCTTGTTTACTTTCACCATATAGTTCATCTTTTGTGGTAAAATTACCAAACTCATCTTGATAACTAGAAATTAGTCCAGATAAAGTAAACTATTTATAATTAGTTTTGCCATTACGGCGAATGACAGGATACTAACTACCTAAAGTATCTGTTTTAGATTCTGATACAGTTGGTTTAAAAGAACTAACACTAGCATCAAACTTTAATTTCAGCTGTCTATCAGAGCCATTCAAAAAACTATACTCAAAAGTTGCAAGAATAGCATTTTTCATCTTTACTAATGGGCTTCTAATATTGTTAGAAATTTTCTAAAATCCATATTTATACCAAACGCCACTCTCAACTGAAAAATCATTCCAAGTTACATCAAGAGTAGAAATATCTTTAACATTAATGATATGAATATCTTCCCATTCAGCGAAATTACTTAAATTACTTGTACGGCGAATCAATAGATTGCCATAGAACTTAATAATTTCATCATTTTTAATATTAACTGAGATATAGCCTTCTTCTTCATTAAGCTCTGCGGTAATAGTAGCATCAAGTCTTTCAATACTATAAGCATTAATAATAAACTTATAGGTATTAGTTGCAGTATAATTATTTTTAGTAACATAAGTAAAAGTCAAAATATATGGCTAATCTTCTTTAAGTTCATATTTCAGAGGATAATTAATCTCATTAGGATTAAAACTATCTGTATAAACAGTTCCACTATCAACAGCATAAGTGCTTGGTGCGTCTGCGGTCGCTATTTGAATTGAATAAGCCTTTAGAGTTTCTGTCTCCACATTTGTGTTTGCAGAATAACTCATAGAACCTACAATAGCCTATGAGAACTAGAAGTTCCTAAACCATGTAAATTAATTATTGGCTATTCAATGCCTTTGATTAAACAGACAGTTGACCATTCAGAAAAATATTTTTGATTATTAAGAAGCCATGCGGCGATCTTGGTCTCTGGTGGCTATTCAGCTCCAACCGCAGTGAATCTTAATTGTACTTTATAAAATTGATTTAATTCAAATGCAGATGTTCCATCTGCTGACTATTGTACATCTCCAGGATTAATTACAACGTAATATTTCTCATCTGTCTAAATTGCAGTATCAATATTAAGCTAACTAATTTTTATATCAGAAGGATATAGACTCTTTCTTAATACACTTTCATTAGTATTAATATTAGATACTGTAATCTAGACATTCATAATATCTTCTGGGGAATTAAAAGAAGATAGAGAGAAATACACTTTACAAGGAGATGTTCTAACGAAAGCTGGCATATAAGTTGCTATAATTGGTGGATATAAATTGTTTCCTACTGCCATGTCCTTCTCTCCTTTTATCTCTTATTTTTTATTCTCTAGGTTTCTATTGTTCTTTTCTATATTGAGGCGGCTGTTTAGGCAAAGCCCGCATTTCATTCATAAAATTCTCAATATAGGAATTACCATGTTCAGCTTGATAATGCTCAAATCTACGTTCACAACATTCCAAGCTATAATCATCAATCCATCCTTGTTGATAACAAAAATAATGATGCTCTCTTGTAAGAAAAGATTTTATATCATCTTTATCAGATACAATTAACAATTCAATTTTTTCTGTCAAACTGTTAATCAGCTCCATCATTTTTTGCTAATTTTCTTTTAGCTCTTCATTTTCTCTTTTATTTTTATCAAGCTATTCTTGAATTGATTCTTCTTTTTTCTCGGCTTTTTTCCGCTTTGAAACTGCTGTATCCACTTCGCTTTGAGCCCAATCCATATAGCTAATTACGCCTTTAATAGCAAAGGCAATTAATACGACCCAAACCAAAATGGAAACAAATGACTAGCCTTCTAACTTTTCTAATAAATCTAGCATTTGACTCCTCCTTTTGATATATTACTAAAAATATATCAAAAAAAAAGTGGACAAATGGTCCAAAACAGACCATCTGCCCACTGAAGTCTTAATCGCTCGAATCTTCTTGCGTATCTTGATTTTCTTTCTATTCCCACAGCTTAGTTAATGCAGGATAAGCCTTAGCCATTTCATTAAATGCATCCGTCTAAAAGCGGTTATAGATGCCTTCCATAATTATTTTCTAAGTAATTATAGGAACCTAATGATTATCCATATAGACCTTCGCCGCTCTATATACATCTTCTTGAATGGTACTTAATTCAAAATCATTCATTTATAGCTGACTCTCCAATATCTTTAACTTCAATTAAACCGCCCTAAACAAATTTTAACTATTTAATATGTGTTTTAATTCCAGTTATCTAATTAGTTTCTTCATTCGTTTCAACAGTAACAGAATCAATAATCTATATAGTAGATGTTTGACCTTTATTTTCTTCATAATAGGCATCTTCAATATTAACTTTTCCTGATAATATCATATCAAAATTTTCATTGGTTGTCAAGTGACCATTTTTCCCAACTTGGATATCATCAGATTGAATTGAGCCCTTAATATTAACATTATCTGCGGTTAAGACACCTTTTTCATCAATAGATAGATGCTCACCAATAGATAACCCTAATATACCTAGATAGAAACCATCAGTGGTTTCAGCAAAACCATCGTGAGAATTACTATAAATGCCAATAGCCTTATCTAAAGCAATATCTTCTCCAATAGACCCTGATTCAATAGTAAAGTTGCCTGTTAAATTAACATCGCTTGCTGTCAAAGTACCTCTATTATCAATATTTAGTTTAGAACCTGCGGCAAAGCCATCTGTACCTAGATACAAACCGTCTTCAGTACTAGTTAATTCAGTATGCAGCTAAGTATATAAACTACTTACATCTGCGGCTCCCGCAATATTAATTTTCTTAGAGCCAGAACCTAAAGTACCAGAACTAGTTTTAATTTTACCTGAGATGTCAACCTAATCTGCAACGAGCGAACCCGCCGCATCAATATTTAAATTCTTACCAATAGATAATCCATCTATCCCAAAATAGAATCCATCTTCTTTACTATTTAAGCTATTGTGCGCTTGCCCATATAAGAAACTCTTATCTGCGGTTGAGCCTATATGTAACTATTTAATTCCAGTTCCAAGTGTACCAGTTTTAATATCAAAATTACCACTTAAGTTAGCATCTTTAATGGTTACATTTTCTGTCCTGCCATCTTCACTTAAAGTGATATTAAATTTACTTCCTATTGACAAACCTAGAGGTCCAAGGAAGAAACCTGGAGTAGTATTATCTAAAGTATCATGGCTATTACTATATAAATAGCTATAAGCATTATTACTACTAGTTCCAATCTTAATCTATTGAGTACCTTTGCCGAAGCTACCTTCCTAAGCATAAATCTTACCTTTAATATCAGCATCTGCAGTAATCTTTACTGTACCATGTGGATCAACACTAAACTTGCGTCCAATAGATAAGCCATCTGCGCCTAAGAAGAATCCGTCAACAGTAGAACCATAAGTGTTATGAGAACCACTGTAAATGTTATCACCAACGTTAATTTTATCAGTCTCAATAGTAACACCACCAGTGATCTAAACGTCTTGAGCTGTTAAAATACCATTCTTATCTACATGGAATTTATTTGAACCAAAGATAATTTCAGGAGTAGAAAGGTTAATCTACATACCCGTTCCTTTACTTGTAGAAAAATCGCCAGATTCAATTACAGCTTCATTACTACTAGGGTCAATTCTAATCTGTCCGCCGCCAGGAATACCAAATTCAGCAGTGCCTGTTTCTGCATCTAAGAAGATAGTTCTTAATCCATTTAAGAATCCAAACAAACCAATTTCAGATTTAGAAGTTCCGCTCTCTTTTACCTCACCCATCAAGAGCCCAGTAAATCTATTATTAGCATCCTTCTTACCTGCACCTACTTGCGGTGTTAGGATATATCCACCATCACTATTAAGTTCAATGCCATTACCGTTCCAGTCGTTAAGATTAGCAAAACCGTGGCGGTTTAAATAAAAATGCACAGGAATATGGAAGTGAATAATATCAATATTATTCTTCTTAACGATACACCAAACCGCATTATTAAGAGTTTCATCTTGATAGGTTAGACTAGGCTTAACTGATTTCTTATTTTTATCTAGCTTAGCCGCACTTAAAGTTAGATGCTTTTGAGATACCCAACTTCCATTATTATAATAAGAACCTACTACACCATAAGTATAGGTCATATCATCAGCTAAACTAATATCTTTATCATTATCTAAAACAGTAAATTTAAAAGGAATAGAACTATCATATTTAGCACTATTGCCACTATTGTTATACTCAGCATAATAGAAGCCATTACTCAAAACCGCATTGTAATTACTTTTTAATTCAATAGTTACAAGAGGTAAAGTAGCATAGTAAATATTTCCATTATATGTTACTTTCGCTTGTAGAATGTTCGCGGGTTCCTCATCTGAAGTTAATCGACATGAGACCTTTCCTGTTGAATCTACTGAATAGAATGTTGGGTCTTCAATCTTGACTCCTGCAGAAGTACGTCCATAGTTATTAGTTAGAAAGCTCCATTCTACTTTATCATAAGTTATTTCTTCACCATTCTCAAAAAGAAGCGCTTTAAACTTAGGAATATCACCACTAATACTATTAAAGTTAGGATAAATATGCTAATCTTTAAAATAAATACAAACAGGAAATGAATAATTATTATCAATAGTATCAGGAATAATGCGGCAAACAATATTTGTGCCATTTGAGCCAACCTCACCTTCCTTAATAAAGATAAAGTTTGTAGATGCGGTTAATCTAATTCCGTTATAAACCAATCTAGCTTCAATATTATTATTAGTATTATTATAATTATAAATACTAGCAATTCCCATTTTTAAGCTAGCATTATTCTTATATAAATCATAGCCTTCATTTTTTTCTACTGTAATATCAGAATTAACATTAGCTACATTTAACATAGAATTGGTGGTAGGCACTTTCCATTCAATAGGACATTGACTAACAACAGAATCGCCAATTTGATTACCTAAATTATCGTATAAAATAATTTTTAAGTCTTTCAGCTTTTGTGGCTAAGCTAGTGAAGAACTAGCAGGTGAGACTCCATCTTCATTATATTTAAAGACTTGTGTGCTATTCTCAATTTCAATATGATAACTACCTTCCATAGTTAAGCTATTATACAAAGTAATAGCGGCAGTACCATATAATTCATCTTCATAATAAACAGTGCATTCGTATCTTGCAGATTCTACTATGTCGCTCGCATTAACTTGAATAGTATTAGTGCGAGTATCTATAATAGTTGAGCTACCATCTGATTCATATTTTACCCAATGATAAGTTAAAATAAGTCCTTCTACATTGGTCACATTACAAGTCAATTTAGTTGAACCATTATCAAAATAAAACTAGGTAGTATCTGAATCAATAGAAACCTAATGCTTAGCCGTATAATTTTTAATGCTAATCGTATTAGATAAAGTAATATCATTATATAAAATAACAACTTTAAGTTGATTATCATATAATTTAGCATTATCAAGAGACAGTACGTATTCAGCATTTGCAGGAAGCCATTCTCTAGTGACAGGATCGTCAGATAAGGTATTATATTGATTTAGACACTTCCAGCCCCGACCGCCATACAAGCAGTAATCAGGACTGTCTAATCCGATACTATTATCTTGAATAAACCAATAGTAAGACATACTTGCAGACTCTGCGGTTAAAGCTATATTCTTAGCTTTAGCTATTGCTGTAATGTGCTTATCATTTGTTTGTTTTTCATTAAAGTATAATCCTTCAGGAACTGAGAAAGATACTGAATAGCCATCGCTATCAGCTTCATTTTTTTTAGCCGCATAGATTCCAATATTAGAAATAGTAATATCATAATCTTCTGGCAAAATTTCTTCAGATTTTTTCTATTCTGGAAAATCCTTCACAAACAACGAAATTTTAGTAAATCGTTTAAAATTAGCTCCATTAGCAATATAAAAATTATACTGCGGAGAGATTTGTATATATTTATAGGGATTACCAGTCATTGCATTAACATCTAAGATATAGCTTTTAGAAACAATAGTGTTAGTACCTGCATTATCCTTAAACTCTGCTTCGACTAATAATCCATAATTACCTAAATAACGTTGTGATGCGGCTATACTTGTTTTAATAGATGCGGTTAGCATTAGGTATGTAGCGCTTGATAGGTACTCTCCCGCATCAAATTCACTCAATCCAAGCTCATCAATCGAGGTCTCCGCATCATATAGCACCTTAACCGCAGTTTCATAAGTGCTTAATTTAAATTCTTTATCCTATTGACAAATATTATTACCAATAATTTCGTACTAATCCTTTTCATCTGTAACATCAATATAGTCAGAACCCATTTTAGTTACAGAACCTAAGATAGTTTTATTATTATCAAAATTACTATTAGGAATTAAAATATATACCAAATTACCTTTAGTATAATTAACCTTAGTATCCGCCGAATAAGCGAGAAAAATATTATCCTAATACTAAACTTTATAGCAACCTGTTGTCTTATCTTCACAACTAATTATTGTTGCCTAAATGGTTTTGTCATAGCCAGCATTTTTAACTGCATTTTCAGCAATTAACTACATAGCTTGGCACAATGTTTCTTCATAAGACGCCATTTGCATTTTCTCCTTTTCTCTCATTTTATATTATATAAAAATTGGGTAATGTTAATTAATAGTATTATACCAAATAAAAAAAAATGGGGAGACATAAGTCTCCCCATAGATTAGGTTGAAAGTTTACCAATATTTACATTATCAATATTCTTTTCCATGACTTTCTAAGAAGCAGTATTCATTAGATTATTCATAGCTAGTTCGATTTCATTATGATCAGTTACGTTTGGGAATGTAGCATCAATATGAACATCTTGCTATGCAGATTGAGTGATTGGTTGAGTAACTATTGGCGTTGCGGCGTCTAAATCTGATGTGTAGCTATTTGCGGTTTCTAGAGCTTGTCCACGCAGAGAATCTGAGATAGACCGCACTGTATCCACAGCCGCCAAGATATTTTTAGTATCTTCAGCATTTAAAACTAATTCTTTTTCATGTAAAATAGCTAATTTACCATTCTTTTTATCTGCAGAAGAATCAGTCCAATTGCCAGTATACCCGCCAGTATCAAAACGTCCAAATATAAAACCTCCGATTGCGCCTGCTACTGCGCCAATTCCTCCACCAATTAAAGCTCCAGCTGGGCCTCCAATTGCAGCTCCAATTGCAGCTCCAGTAGCAGCGCCGCCTGCGGCACCAACTGCAGTGGTTACTTTAGAGGTTTCTCCTTTAACATCGTCCTTAGTTGCAGTATTAGCTTGAGAAGTTTGAATTTGTTGAGACTATTTTACCGACTCTTTAATGTCTGCAAGAATCTAATCCCACTATTCTTTATACTCTTTAGCTTTTTTATTTAAATCAATTAATTCAGTTGCTTGTTCTTTATATTTAGAAACAATCTGACCACTTGAAGTATTAATACTATCCATGTAAGACTTCCAACTAGCAGAACCTTCATTCACTTTAGTGAAATCAATTCCACCAATGGCAGCTTTTGTAGCTTCAACTTCTTTATTATAGTTAATCTAAGCCTATTTAATTTCATCAAGAGCTTTAGTAGACATATTTTTAAAGCTATCCTCATCAGTGTTCATTCTGCCAATCATTTCTTGCATAGCAGATTTCCATAATGGAACATTAGTATTAATACATTCACTGAATTTAAGTTTGTTATCTTCAGTCATGTCTTTCCAATTAACTTTTAACTAACCAGTCTCATCATCAAAAGTAATACCAAAATCTTTTAATTTATTTTTAGATTCTTCAGATAAGCCAGATACATCAGTAATCATCTTGCCAGTAGTTTCATCAAAAGATAAACCAGCCTACTAACAATAATTCATAAATTCTTGATAATTAGAAGAGGTGGTATCTCGTGCAATTTCCTAATTAGCAAAATAATTTTGGAAAGTAGAGTCTGCAAGATTAGAACGAATTTGCTCATTATCCTAAGTCAATCCAGTAATATATTCTTGATATTTTTGAGTTAATTCAGTTAACTGTCTTTGACGTTCTTCCTCATCAAGATTTTGATTAGTAGCAATTTCTTTCATCTTATTCATATATTCTTCATATATTGAATACATATCAGAAAGATTTTGTGAATACTAATCTTTATCAAAATTATAAAGACTATTCTAAGCATCAGCTAATTTCTATTCTGCTTCATTAATAGCATCCTCATCAGCTACATAAGAATAAGAATAATTACCTTGCGAGTCACGGGTTAAACGCATCTTAGAATTATTGTTTTGCGCATCTTTAAGCGCCTGCCGTGCAGTTTCAATATCCAATAATTTTTCAGCACGTTCAACATCATACTTGGTCAGTTTATCTCTTGATTTCAAGTCAGCTAACTGTTCATCCATTAATTTCTTAATGCGTTCTTGTGTAGTAACATTGCCTTCAGCATTATTGATAGCATCCATGAATTTATTCTATAAACTAGTAATCTAATAAATAGAATTAATACCATCAAGATAATGATCTGAATATTTATTCATTAAGTTCATCTCGGTTTGTAGCCAAGACAAGCCTGCACCATTAGTTAACTAACTAGTCATATTAGCAAAAATTTTATTTACTGCATTAGAATATTTATCAATAATATTCTAAATCGCAGACTCAAGAGCAGAATTAAAAGAACTTAAAGCAGATTGCCATTGAGACTCTGCTTCTTCCCAAGCTTCAGAACCTTCTTCTAATTCATCCATTCTTTGTTTCCAGTAATCAACCTATTGTTTTTCAAAATTTAACTAACCCTAATTAACCTGATTCTATAAATTATACCAAGATTCAAGTTCTTCATATGCTTCATCTCCATAAAGAAGAGTCATCATATTCTTTTTATGCTCAATTTCATTTGTTACTGTTTCATACCGTTTAACTTGCTTATTCATCTAGTCTCCGATATAAGACCAAGCATTTACAAATTCAGAAGACCAATTCTCAAGAATTTCTTGAACTTGTTCGGTTTGATTCATTAAATCATCAGTGTACTATTTTAAATCCGATAATGCCTAAGATAATCCATCTTTCCATAAAGTAGCATATTCTTTTTTATAACTGCCATCACTAATAGATTTATTTAATTTATCTACTCTAGATTTTAAAGCATCAAAAGTACCAATAGTAGTTTTAATACCATCTAAAGAAGAACCGCCACCAAATTCTTGTAATAAATCAGTTAAATCTTCAATATTCTACTTTAGTTTTCCTAAAGACTTATTACCAGTTAGAATTTCTA